AATGGAATGGTAAAACAAATTATAGAAATTTTAGGATTACCAGCAAAAGTTATTAAATCAGATCAAGAAGTTGAACAGTTAAGAGCAGAAAGAGCTCAAGCTGAACAAGCAGCTATGGAACAGCAACAACAAATGGCTGAGGCTCAAATGGTTAAAGATGCAGCTCCAATGGCGAAAGTAATACAAGATGGATCACAATAAAGAAGTTCAAAAAAAAATTGAACAATTAAGAAAAGATTATAAAATAGTTTTTGGCTCAGACGAAGGCAAAAGAGTTTTAGAGGACATCTCTATAAGATGTCATGAGAGTTCGACTACTTTCTCAAAAGATAACAGTCATGAAACTGCTTTTTTAGAAGGACAAAGATCAATGCTTCTTTTTTTAAAAGCAATGCTTAAATCAAAATAACCAATAGGTATATAATGGAAAATCAGACAACTGAGCAACCAGCTCAATCTGAACAGCCAACAGATGTTGTTCAGAATGATACTGCAACAACAGAAGTTGTAGAAAACCAGGAAACAAATTTTAAAAATTTAATTCCTGAAAACTTCAGAGAAGAAAAAGCTCTGGATAATTTTAACAACATGGAAGATTTCGTAAAAAGTTATCTCCATGCACAAAAACTTGTTGGAGCTGACAAAATTCCAGTTCCTAACAAACATGCAACAGAGGAAGATTGGAATGAAGTATTTAAAAGATTGGGTGCTCCAGATACACCAGAAGGCTATCAATATAATTTCAAAGATCAAGAAATGGATAGTCAACAAATATCAGAGTTTAATAAAACGGCACATCAATTAGGATTACTTCCTAAACAAGCTGAAGGTCTTATTAAATTTTATAATGAGATGAATGGTAACATAGCTGCTAATCAAGAAGAACAAGCAGCTCAAGTTCAATTAAATACTGAGACAGAATTAAAAAAAGAATTTGGTCCTCAGTTTTCTAAGAGACTTGACCAAGCTAAAAAATTGGCTGTAGGAACTTTAGGACAAGATTTTTTAGAAAATACTTATCTTAAAGATGGATCAAGATTAGGAGATAACTTAAATGTTATTAAAGCCTTTTCAAATCTTGCAGATAAATTATCAGAAGATGAAATCATTAAAGGCGATGGCACTTCTTATTTAACTGCTAAAGAGATTGAAAAAGAAATTGAAGATCTTACTCAAGAAGGATCTGCTTATTGGAGCAAAACACATCCAAATCATCAAAAAGCAGTTCAAGAAGTATTGAAGTTAAGAGAGATGCTCAATGGCTAGTGAAAAGTTTGAGCCAGGTTATATATCAACAGAAACAGAAGTTAGGCTTGAGTGTTTGAGACTAGCAACTGAATTTGGTCCAGAGTTTGATCGTAAAGATCCTCTGCCAATAGCTGAAGAATATTATAACTGGGCCATGAAAAATTCTAAGAGAAAATCTGAAAAGACCTCTAAGAAAAAAGTCTAATTGGCGACTATAAAGCGAAAGACGAGATCCGATTATTCGGAAAATCAAATCGATTAAATCAACCATAACAACATAAGGAGATTAGAAAATTATGTCTAATCAAATTACTACAGCTTTTGTACAGCAATATTCAAATAATGTACAAATGCTATCACAACAAAAAGGCTCACTTCTGAGATCTTCTGTTGATGTTGAAACTGTTGTTGGCAAAAACGCATTCTTCGACCAAGTCGGAAGTGCACTTGCAGTTAAAAGAACTACAAGACATGCTGACACT